CGTGCAATATGATAGGCACGTTGATAGATTCCGTGATTTGGATAAGCAAAGGGTTGACCTTCAACCTTTCGACGTTTCAGCTTTGAATAAGACATAGTTGTAATAATCTGAATCAGACTATTACTCATAGTTTGCGACCAGCCCTGCTTTAAAAGCCATGCCCAAATCTCATCACAGGCTTCCTCTACATTTCGATATTTTGAATCACACATATCGTGTAAAGCTGAAGCATAAATAGTCATTATACGTTCATCGTCTCTCATATCAGTAAGACCCGACATGAGTTTTTCAGCCCATTTTACCGTTCCCAAAGCGTGCTTTAGACCATGCGATTCGTCAATATTGTATCTTTCACAAGTATGCTGTATAAAATCGTGCAAGTTATTGAGTTTGTCTGCAGGTAGTGTCATAATCCTTACCCGAATGTTTTTGTCATTATAAGACTAAAACTATCTGCTCAATTTTTATCTATGATATACTTAGGTTTAGCAAAAGATGGAATCACATATGATTTTGGCTATTATTCATCTTGCCATAATAGTACCCTTTCTATTATATATCGGTTTGGCACGTGAACAGATTCCCGAAACGCTTTTCAAGATAATCTTCGGTTTAGGCATCTTTGTAGGATTTTATCAAATGTACAAGGCCTATGTAAAAATAATGGATGGCAAATCTCCATGGATAAATTATATACATATTTTCCTATTAGTTCCCTTGTTACTCATTATAGGGTATAACGGAAAAAGCACAAGTCGTAAGTATTTTGAAATGTTGTTAATGATGGCCTTTGCTGCTGGAGGTTATCACATGCTATCAATCATCCGCGAAATATTGTCTCGATGAGTCTTATTCGTAGGTACGCAACCCGTACAATGATATAGGTAGGCTGCAATAGAATCAAAAGTCTTGTTACAATGAGTACACCCAGCGTCCTTATTGTATGTAGGAATCCAATCCTTTGCGTGAAGACGTGCATAATGAACAAGCGCATTTGCCTTGGTGCGTGTCACATGCTGACAGCATGGACAGGTAAAATTCTGTCCCTCATAGGGATTCTTAATCTTGATATCAGTGTTATTGGCATTATTATCAATATTTACGTCAATCGTGGGGTCCTCAGAGACACTATTCGTGTTGTCCCGATTCTTATTCTTATTCGGAATACTAATCGTAATATTTCCAGGATGCACAGCTGCCATATGGTGAAGAAACGCTGACTTCTGAATAAAACCCTTGTCACACTCCTTACACATGAATGCAAACTCATTACGATGACGCATTACGTGATAATACATAGTGTTCTGACGTGCGCACGTCTTCGTACAGCCATTGTGCGTACATACAAAATGTCCCTCAGAATTCTTAGAATACTCAATAGTCATTTTGCTATCTTTCTATTTGATGTATTATAAAATACAAAATATTATTTCAATTTTATAATAATTCTTCAAAAAATACAAGTATAAAGTAAAAATAAAGAAGAATTTTAATGCAGGTCGCCTTCCAAAGCTTCTTTGGATACTGTTTCTTTTATTCAACAATGAGACGATACTACCCTAACAGTAAGGCGCGTGTCTATGTATCCTTATTAAATTCAACAATATTATCCATCTTTTCACTTTATAGTTTTTGGAACTGGCAACTTCACGGCGTACAGTATTTTTTAGAACAAGCCCCTAATTACACCTTAACCAATTATACTGCAGGATATTTTGCTGTAGACCTATTTTTGGGCCATTTTTTTGACAGGAAAAATATGAATCTATTAACTGGATACATTCATCATACAGTATTTACAGGTCTTATCTGCTTTATAAATTTAACAAGGCAACCAAATATAATTTACATGTTTGTTCCTTTTGAAATTCCAACAATGATACTTGACGTATCACGAATAAATAATAGCGACCTTATAAATAACCTTTTCGGCGCTAATTTTTTTATATTTAGAGTTTTATATAATGTTCACATTATAAAAGCACTATGGTTGTATAAAAAACCATATGCTATGGTAACATCTTTATTACTTTGTATACATTCATATTGGTTCAAGCAATGGATAGATAAAACATTAAGGAAGAAGAGCAACCTTAGGCTGTAGTGTACTTATCAAAGGCGACCAATTCACGAAGTGCGAAATGTAATTTTTTAAAATAGGAATTTCTTTTACAACATATACTATATATATCTTCTTTTTCCATTATTCTATCAAAAAGAGGTCTATAGTCAATCGATTCGTCCTTATTTATCGAAAGAATGGACAAAAGATTCGTATACACCTTACCATATCCATACTGTAGCTTATATTTATTAATTTGTCTATAAACTTCATCTTCAGACACATTTTCTATAATTAATTCGATTCCTCTTGGTTTATATTTTCTGGTAATTTCAGCTTCTTTACCAGACCAATGGCTCATAAAGGCCACAGATGGTTCATCACTTTTACCTATATAGTAGTAGCCTTCCTTATCCAATCGTAAGACGTATAAACAACTCATCTTGCTATTATTTACATTATAATATATTTAAGTTGGTAATAGCAAAAGCAAAAGCAAAAGCAAAAGCAAAAAAATCACTGTTAAAATTAGGGTCGGCAAATGCTGTTTAGAAAAAGCTATCAATTCCATGTAGCATGTTTGCTAGTTTTTCTAATAGTATCTTGTTTTTTATTTTATGATTCAAAAATGTCAACAGATATCCTTATTGATGAAAATAAACGCCTAATAATAAATTTTGACGGATGGGAAAATTACGATGAATCTAAGGTTTTAAAACCAACCACCGCAAAATCACGCTCAGTCATGTTGTTACATGGATATACGCCCTTTTGGAATGCTGGGTCAGAGATTTGTGCCCACACAGTGAACCGATTGCTAGTTAAAAACGGCCATGAAGTATGGGTAGGTGTTCCCGGTTACCCTAATAAAATATATGAGGGTGTCCATATATTCAATTCGGATGACCGTGTTTTATTACACAATGTTATGCTTCATTCACATGTTATTTCAACGCATTCATTTCGTGATAAATGCATAAAATTATCAGAACAGTATGGCTTAGCCTACATAGATTGGTTACATGGAGGTACCTTTACTATGAATGTGAGAAAATTAAATAAATCAGATAAGAAAAAATATCGTTGGGCAGTTTTTAACTGTGATTCGTTAGTTGAATCGTTTTCAGATTATAGTGAAATGCAATATCATGTATTAAGACCTCCTGTAGACTGGCACGAATATGAAGTACAGGAACATAAACCAAAATATGTAACATTAAGTAATTTAAATGAAAACAAGGGTGGTCAAATTCTCATAGAAATAGCTAAAATTACACCAAATGTACAATTTCTTGGAGTGCGTGGTTCTTATTGGAAACAAATTGAGGATAATACAGTTACAAATATAACATATATAGATAACACACCAAAAATAAAGGATGTTTATACACAAACAAAAATTCTGTTGATGCCATCAAAAGAAGAAACATGGGGAAGAACCGCAATTGAGGCCATGTCATCAGGAATTCCCGTCATAGCAGCTCCTACTCCCGGTCTTAAGGAGTGTTGTAAGGACGCTGCTCTTTTTGTTGAAAGGGATAACATCCAAGAATGGTCAAGGTTAATCAATCGTTTAAATACAGATACAGCTTTCTATCAAGAATTTTCAAATCGCGGTAAAATTCGTGCTAAACAACTTGAACCAACGCACGATTTAGAGATGTTTAAAGAGTGGTTTGAAAATCAGGTGGTTCCCTCCGCACCCAAAGATTTAGCTAAACCCCCGACCACGCTACAAAAGTTTCTAGACATACTGTAGAAAAAATGCCCGCTTCACCCGTAAAAGTTGGCACAAAGGCCATGGTTTTCCACGGAACTGCCTTGCGTACATCAGGTGGCCTCAAGAAGGAGGACCTTATGCAGAACAAGAACGGACGTATCGTTTCAAAGAAGGCCCACGCTGCCGGCCTTGTTGCCATCAAGCGCCTAGTAGCGCTTGGCCACGTCGCCAAGAAGGGTGAGTTCAAGCTCTTCAGCAAGAAGGATGCTGCGCCCAAGGCTGAGGCGCCCATGGCCAAGTCAGTCAAGCCTATGTCAGTCAAGGCCCCAGTCAAGCGCACAATGAAGACACGTGCCATGAAGAAGGCTAACCACAACAAGCGCCACAACGCCAGCGTTCGCGCCTGGGTCAAGCGCCACGAGTCCATGAAGGCGCCCGCCGCCGTCGTTGGTGGTGCCAGTAGAAGCAGTCGCAAGGACAAGAAGGACCGCAAGGCTAGTCGCAAGGCTAGTCGCAAGGCCAACCGCCGTTAATTATTGAATAATTAAAAATATCTTAAAATTAAATTTTAATAAAATCTAATTTTATATAATAAAAAAATAAATATTTACCTGTTATTTATCTCAATTAAACAACCGGTTGGCCACCACTTACATCAACTACGGCTCCACTTACATCAACTACGGCTCCACTTACATCAACTACAGCTCCACTTACATCAACTACGGCCCCACTTACATCAACTACGGCCCCACTTACATCAACTACCGCTCCACTTACATCAACTACGGTTCCACTTACATCAACTACGGCCCCACTTAAGCCGGTAGGTCCCTCAAGAACGGGTTTACTACCGCTTACGTATGATAAAACCTTCTTTGTTGCTACAGTAACAGCTAATAGATTACCACTCACGTCTATGTCAAACGTAGGTTTGACTCTAACTGGTAATACACCATTTGCGTCCGGTGTAATTGGTGTCCAGGTATCATAATTAAAGTCGTCCTCATTTGGCCAACCAGTAACTGCATAATCATCGACGTAATAGGTATGACTTCCATCAAGAACTAAATTATATAATTGAGTTTCAGGAGGTAAGTTGTATGTATCCATAATATTAAGTACACGACCTCCTTCTATTGTCTTGAGCGCAATACCCAAAGTCATTAATTGAACGCGTCCGGCGACTAATCCTTCCAACATCCTATCAACAAGATTACCACTGGCATCTATAACCTGGTGAACCTGATTATAGCAAGCAGATTGAGTTAATGCCGGATTACCACTGTAGATTCTTCTATCTAATGCAATGTGCGGGTGGTGATTTGTTGTGTGGTGTTGCTCATTAATCTTGCACATTAATGCGTCACCTAGTAAAGGACGATGAAGAGCCAACACTGTATTAATTTCACCAAAGGCACCGATTACTTTGTCACCAACCTGAACATTTTCAATAGCCTTTGTGGTCATACCAGACATCCAAACAAGTGAACCAGCCAAAAAGCAAGGTAAGGCATCGACTGCTGAGCTAGTGTTACCACAAGGTGTAACCGCAGTGACAGTAACAGTAATATATGGTAAAACAGGATTGAAATAAAGAGTCGCATTGGTAGTTCCTTCAGTATATATGACTAATGAGTTACCAGGAGTATCATCAGTCGTAATAGTATAGGATGTAGCGTTAGGTAACGGATTCCATGAAAAAGTTATATATAAACCATATGTGGTATCATAAGGTGGTGGTACAGGTCCACTAGGATTTGATGATGTAATAGTGAGGTTAGTAATCATACCTGTTTCACAAAAAACATTAGGGTTACTTGAACATACGTCTAAATCACCCAAATCACGCTGTAAAAGCTCACCTTCTGATTTAGGCTTCTGCTCACTGTCCATCTTATATGATTCACTTAACGACTTATTTACACGAAGAAATAAACGTATATATTCGGAAGTCATTCTATATTAATACCGGATTTAGTTTTTTTCGTGACCGCACTCATCTTTGAAAACAAGAACATCAGGCTTCATAATTGCCTTAATCACTTCATAATTGCTCATCCACTTTTCTACAAGATTACATGCATCAACCAAGGTAATATCAGCAAATTGACTCTGTCGTATAATATAGCCGGGCGCCCCAAACATATTTACTTCACCAGATTCTTGTAATTGAAATAAGTACTCAAATACAACCTTTTCAGTATCAGTAAGTTCCATTATATCTCTAAAATAAATCATCTTTAGATTTTGTTTATAAAATTGAATATTTTACAGTACTTCTTATAGTCAAGTAAGCAGATGAGTATTTGGTCAGAAGCTTTTGGTCATTGTAGAAATAAATCAAAGCTGAAAGCCCTCCTATTAAATGATATAAATCTTCAAAAATATAAAAATAAGACCTTTGAAGAAATATTTACAGATATCAGTACTTTATGTGAAACCAGAACAGGTCTAGGTTCACTAACAATCTATGACATAACGGCAACAATTTGTAGATATTACAAGATAAATATAGATAAGGTATATATTATAGGCAATGGGCCTAAAAATGCAGTCAAAATCTTGGGCTTGAAAACTAAAAAACACAATACTCTGAGTCTAAATTATGTTGAAATTGACGATATAATTCAAGCCTTTGCAAAGAATTCGTACAGTATAGATAGTGAAATATTGCTTTCAAAGAACGGTGATGATTTTGAAAGCTATATTTGTAAATGGCAGAAACCATTTAATGATATTTTCTATGTACCGTTAAATACAGTTTGAATCGTTATTTTTTAAGTAAGGAAACAACCCTATCGCTAATGACGGAAAGCCACATAGCTAATGAATCCTGACGTTCCTTCGCAACTAATATATCTGAATCACGTGGCCTATACCATGAAACATTTACAATACCGCCTTCTACAATACTACTGACTAAGCAAAGACCCTGCGGTCTAGTTTCCTGGACAATAAGCGGTAAATTAATATCACCCGTTCTAAGTGGCATCCCTTTCCATAATGACCTTTGTGCAATAACAATTTGCCCAGCCTGAATTTGAAGTGGAAAGAACACAGTTGACGCAGGAACACCTATATTACCCAGGTCAGATATCCATCGATATACCAACATGGTTGTTTCTGAACTTAAATGACCCATAAAAGCTAAAGGAACAGTTACATCAGGTGCTACAACAATAAGTAATGGTGGTATCATATGTTTACACATAGACGCCAAAATGGACCAATTTTTAACACCAGCCACGCCACTCATACACATTGTCATAGACCAAGTTTCTGTTGCTAAGAGTGCTCTAGTTCCTGGACTGTGCTCACTATAAAGTAAAATACGGGTAACAATTTCACCATTAATAAATTCATGTGGAACCCACATGTTGGAAGCATTGTCACAAAAAATAATAGATACAGAATCCTTTATATTTCCTGCAAACCCTTCTAGCTGTAGAAAATCATCAGCCATTGCACCTTGAAAGTATTACTAATATACGTTTAAGCGACGATTTAAAAACCTGCACGGACCTTAAAACTTTTTCTTTCTAAAACAGTTAATCGATTATCTAAAATAAACTGAGATGTGTTAAATCCGGAACGACCGGAAATTGTTTTCAAATTTATTGGTCCAGTCTGTTCACAGTAATAGAATATATAATTATGAATTCCAGAAGGTGGTGTTGGTCGATAATATGGTACTATTTCACTAAAATTATCACCGTCAATATTGACAATTAACCAATGTAAAAAATCTGAAGGTTTTGCATTAGGGTCTGCCATAATCAAAGTGTATTGTTTTAAGGGTCTACGTTTTATATGTATAGAAGGTTGATTAAACGTTGTTTTAAGGTCTAAAAGTTGCCCCTTTACTCTTACATTCTTATCATAAACAATTGTTAACAAATTCGCCATCTAATTTTGTAATTTATTTTTTTTAAAAAAAATAAATATGGCTATCTTAGGAATGTTGTTAACATATATTTGTACAGCCATATTTATGGCTTTAGTCGACTTCATGTGGCTCTTTAACAGAAAAAGCTATCACGATGAACTAATCAGAAGTGTTCAAGGAACAGTTCCCACACTAAGAGTGGTCCCGGCCCTATTGATATATGTATTAATTCCCTTTGCTGTAGTCATGTTTGCAATAATACCAAGTAGTGAATTAGGCTCAGCTGTAGCAAGAGGTGCTTTATTGGGATTATGTATGTACGGTGTATATGACCTTACAAATTTTGCTACATTGAACGGTTGGACTTTATCAATGACAATAGGTGATATGACTTGGGGTTCCTTCCTATGTGCATTAGGTGCTGCCTTTGGTTATTATCTTAGAAGTAGTGTATTTAGACGTGAATATTCAATGGTAAACTTGAGTTGGTTAAAACACTTTAAATTTCAATACCCAGAAAAAATGATAGAAATTAATTAATTATAATTTCAGAATCAATAATATCTTTAAACTCTATATCAGTTGAATTGTAAATAGAATCATCTAGCATACAAACATCATTTGAAATTTGTTTTGTTTGCTTTCTAGTAGTTAAATAAATTCCTTTTATTTCATAACCGAACATTTCTAACAACATATGTGAATTAAGTAGGCCATTTATCTTGAGTTCCGGGTTTGCCCCATATCGTAAAAGTAATAAAATAATGCGTAATTCCATATATTCCAGCTGTCGTTCTGACTCTATATTTGTTAGAAAATAACCTAGTGGTGTATTATATTTACCTATATATAAATTTGGGTCAGCTCCATTTTTTAGAAGGGTTTCAATCATTTCTGGATTCTTACAATCTAATGCTATAAAAAGAGCAGTTCTACCTGTAATATCAGTAATGTTATCTGGCTCCAAACCTTTTTTTAAGAAATAATTAACTTGCCTAATATCGTTATCTATTATGAATTTTAAAAACCCCACAAACCTTTGCTTATAATCCATATTAAATGTGCATATTTTATGTTAACGTCACATATTTAACTTAAGTATTTGACATGGTTACTATTATACCGAATTTAATTACTCCCCTGATTGGGATTACTTAAATTCGGTATGAGACGTTATGAGACGTTAGTCCCCGAAAGATAAAAACAAAGAATATTATATTGTAAATAAATAGGTTCTATTTATGATACAATATAAAAAAATAATTAAAACGTTATGGAGTATTACAAAATCAAAATATATATTACTTCCATTCGTGGTAATTTTATGTGTAATTGTTGTCTTATGTATTTATCCTAAATCAGAAAAAAAAATAAAGATAGCTATTGCTACTACTGTTAAAAATCCTCATAAGTTAAATGATTGGATAAAATATCATGTCAAGATTGGATTTGATAATATGTATATAGTATTTGATGATGAGACGGAAAATTCAAATATTCAAAATAGTCATAATATAAAAATATTTAAAAACGACAAGAAATGGAAAGATGAATTAGATAAATTAAAAAATGTGGATTATTATAAAAATAATATAAATGAGGTTATGAGTCGCCAAATTTTAAATTTTACCAATGTAAGAAATTATGCTAGAAAAGATAAGGTAGATTGGTTATTAAATATTGATGCAGATGAATTATTTTATTGTGAAGAATATACACTGAATTCGATATTTGATAATGCATATGATATAATAAACTTCAAAAATTATGAAATGATTCCCACGAAAGATAACTATACAAATTGTTTTCGTATGGGTGTTAATTTTAAAACAGATAATAATACATATAATGCCTATGCAAATGGTAAATCGGCTGTAAAAGTAAATTCAGAGGCAGTTATGTCAGGAGTCCATGATTTTGATAAGGGATTGAAAAAATCAGCGCAAATAGGTAAAATATTACATTACCCAAGTTGTAATTTTGATGAATATATAAATAAATATAAAATTCTTGGTAAATTTTCAGATAAGTGGTGGAATTCTGTCGATATACCTTTTGATTTCCATAAAGAAAGCCGTGACGCTATTACATCATGTAAAGAAGGTTCTGACTGCATTAATAATATAAGAAAATATTACAATGAAAAAAATGTATTAAATGATACTTATAATAAAGAACATATAAAAACTATCAATTTTGTTAAGAAACAATTAGAGTAATTGCGATACTTTTATAGCCTTAGTAGTTTTGATAGGCTGTAATAAAGAGCCTTTCCTGTCTGGATGTAAACAATCAATAATATGTAAAAATCCAAGTCTTTTCGATTTTAACATCTTACAATCGTTCTTAGGCCAATGTATAGACCATTCATCTCTGTATTTCTGCGTATTGTAAATACATTTTGTCCTTCCATTATCGTAAGCAAAGCCACAGGATATAAGAGAATATGTAATTCCTCCCCCTAGAGGTCCTACTGAAGCCCAATAATTATCAATCATAATGACGTCACACTCAGTTTTTTTCAAAATATCAACAATACGACCAGTTTCAGTTAGGTCAAAAATAAATTCGTCCAAATCAATTATAGCAACCCATTCACAATCATCATAATATCTATAACGAAATGAACAATATGCTGCTGTTTGAGCGCTATGTATAAAGCGATTTGTTAAAATTTTAAATTTACAATCCCATAATCTATATAAAATATCAGGTCCTTGTGGTAAATCAACAGGCATCACAGAACCATTGTAATAAAAATAAAAGGCATCGGCACCCTGTTTTTTATAGTAATCTAAAAATCGCCGAATCCAAGAAGCTGACTCATGTTTAAAATTTAATACGATTACTAATTTATGTTTATGTGATTCACCTTTAATTATTTCAGGCATAAGTTCATAATTTACACCATTAATAGTAACCCATACTAGACCTGTATTACCTGTAGGATAACTAAAGTGTCGTGATGGCATGTATTCTTGATAGCCCTTTTCATAAGCAGGATTATCATTGATAAGCACAGTCAAATGTGGCGACGAATCGGACCAGTATGTAGATATCATGTAAAAGACTCCGTTACGTATGAAATAATCATAAATAATAACATTTCCACAAAGGTCTTTAAGCATAGGTCCCACAACAGGTGACATTTCGGGGCGCACAAGTTCAGGTTTATTGTGAAGCAAACGTATTTTTGGCCCCCATATAGTCTCTCTTTTCACCTGAATTACTTGTCTTTCAAGAGGAATCATTTGTATAGGCTTAGCCCAACCCATTTAAAATATAAAATTTTTTAAATGGATAATTATACCACACAGACCCTAAAATTCTCTATATAGTTTATATACTTGAGCCTCCGTCATTGCACCCTTATCACTAGTGCTTATCCAATCTATAAAAGCGTATGCAGTATTTTGATAGAGGGGCACATTGTGATGGTCAATGGTAGAATCACTGTAAAATGTTGATGCAGGTGTTTGAAAGCTCCAACCCTGAATACCTGCTTCAACAAGACGTTCTTTATGGGTTTTAAAATATTTTTTATAATGATTTTTATCAAAGCGGTTCTGTACAACGGTAAATAGGTGTTTTCCCTTATTGACCTTTTTCTTAATAGAATCATAATTAATAGACCAGTCAATGGGTCTACCATAATGAGCATCAATAAGGTCTGTACGTGGTTTACTAAGTTCACTTGGATTGAGTTGTGGATTTACTGCTAAGGTTAGGGTCCAAGGAGCGATTTCTTCAAACAATGCACTAAATTGTAGTGCTGCATAGGCACCACAACTTGAACCAATAAATTTACAGAAAGCAATATTTAATAGCTGATGAAATTTCAATAAAATAGGATGAATCATGGGTGCGTTATCTGAAAAATCTCCCATAAACCAAGCAACCTTTGTCTGTCCTTTATTAAATAAATATGGGTCGCTTACACAAAATATATGGGCTTCAGGTCGTTTCCAAGACCAGCGATTAAAAAATCTCTTAACATCACTAGGCAGATTTCCACTACTAAACATAACCATACTACGTGTGCTATTGGCTATATCTGCAGGTTTATATAGAATAGAAACAATCCTTTTATCAGTATCAACAATATCAAAACATGTAATATTTTCCTGACCAACAATAGGACATAAATCAGCTAAATTGACACTATCCATAAAATATAAATATGGTATAGTTAGGTGTTTACATGGAATAGCTGATAAATCACTCATGTCTCTGATACATTAGGACCAAATAGGTTTAAGCCAAAACAAAATAAATTTGATGTAACCCTAGCAATATTAGAAATAAGCAATATGTCTTACCAAATCCCTGTAGATATTTTGTTTGACCAATGTACCAAGCCCCCACCAGGCAAGGTTGTTATAGAACCCTTTGCAGGCGATGGTCAAGTCATTACATGGTTAGGTTTAGACTATATTATTATACCCTATGATAAGGACCCTACTTTTCCTAAGGTCATGAAAAATGATGTCTTTGACACAAAAATACGTTATGGTGGAGCCTATGTTATTACTAGACCGCCACAGTTAAAAAAGAAAGATGCAACAGATAAAGAAATTTACGCACGCTATGGTTGTGATGACCTTTATAAAATTTTCATAAATTTCTTCTTCACCGACCAACCAATAGGAGGAATTATTGTTGTACCGATTAGTTTTCTAAATGGTAGCCGTGAATCAGAAATGAAACGGAGAAATAATTTCTTCAAAATCTATGAGCCTACACGATTTAACGTCTTTGATAAAAATACAGTTGTGATTCAATTTAAAAAACGTTATGGTAATATATATGATTATAATAATAAGGAATTTTGGAATTTTAACTTTTATGATGACCAGGTCTTAACATCGCATTTGATATATTCAATTAACCCCTATGACTTACACATTCCAGTAAGTAATCATTTTGAGTTTTCATTAAAGAACGAACCATCAAAAAAAATTCATCTACGTTATGAAGACCCAAACACACAAGTACAACCGAATGAAACAATAACAAAATTAGGTCTTTATGGCTCAGAACATATTGAAGGACTTTATATTGACCCGACTCCAGATATGTATATTGTTGTGAAGGGTTTTATGTCACTACCACTTCAAGAAAGAGTCGTAAATGACTTTAACAATTGGCTATCAAGATACAATTTAATTACACCCAAGCATTTTAGAAAAGAGTTAACACCAGAAATTGTACTAGAAGCAATACGACGAATTATCTACTCCTATTTTATAAGTTCAGACTAGACCTAAAAAGAACGAAACAAAACTAAACAGACCCACATGGAGTTTCCAATTTGGCGTAATCAACTTCAATCAGGACAAGTGTTTAAACAAGCTGTAGAAACAGCAATATACCAACAAAATATAGGAAAATACGTTGACGAAGTCACCACCTTGATTGCAAAGGAGGTCATTTTTAGGTTATCTAGTAATGGTCCTCAAAAATATATCTACAGATTCACAAAACATGGTATAAATGACCATCCGGTCGTGCCATATTTCAATAGAACACATCTTAATACTGTTTATCAAAATGATATAGGTAATATATATCCAACAAAAGAAATTTTAGATAATTTGAAACATAAATTTCCAGACTGTAAAATTTTTATGGACCACATAGTTACAATATAACCATCGACTGGTCGTAATGAATTCGGTATAAAGATTGAAAGCAAAACAAACACAAGGACTAACAGCCTTTCATTAATGTCCGAAGAAAAAGTTATTACAAAATTTAATGAATGGTTACGTAAGCTTTATGAATTAAATTCGCCACCAATACCGCAATATGTATTAGAAATTGTAAGAACACAGATTCACAAGCGCTATGGAATGGTTCATATACCAGACATGACAGAATCGAAAATAGCTAGACTTATAAGAGATATTGATTTTGCTGATTTTTATGGAAGAGAAAAGGAAATTTTGGAATCCTTAGAATATAAGGCTGTACCAGAAATCACGGTAAAGTCAAAGGAAAAGATGAAGCAACTATTAATTGCTATGCAACCAACTTATTTAAAACATTGTAAGAATAATCACATTTCATTTCATTATGTTATGTATAAAATCTGTCAACAGTTTGAACAAAAGGAAATAATTCCCTTTCTTAAACTCCAAATTTCACATGAAAAACTATACAAATACGACCGCATATGGCACCTTATATGCGACGATATGAAATGGTTTTTTATCAAGAGCGACCCAATTATCTGTTCACTCAGTCCACAGTCAACACCCCTTCTTTTAGGCCTGAACGGCCCAACTGTTGACCGTGATTTAGAAAATTGGGAACCTGATGAAATTATCAAATTATTAAAGGCTGTTGACCAGAAACACACCTTGGAACAAATTGCCTTGGCACATAATCGTTCACCTAAAAATATTGAAAGTCAACTGAAAACTATAATCTTAGAAAAGCATGATGCAAAAACCCATAATGTTGAGGACCTAATCAAGTTATCAGGTTTAGCTGAAGAAATCATCGTTGACGCAATTATGCGCCATGAAATGCGTAAAAATAGAGGAATTGATAATCCGAAAAAGAAAATAACAGAATCCAAACCACAGGAGTCTGTTGACACTTTGAAAGAAGTGTTAACAGTTTTAAAGGATATACAGGGAATGATGCGTTATCTGGTAGGTAAGGTTTAGACGTTATTTACAAAGAAAGCAAGTGATACATATAGTTTAGCTCATCTAGATTCATTGTATCGATAAATCCAAGAACATTATTCACGATGAGTCTATCACCATTATTGTAATTGAAATCGCGGTGATTAAACAGCCGATTCACAATATTAATAACCCAATTGACCTGTACAAGCCCGTTGTTTGGATTATAGGTATGAATAAGATACTCAAGCTCGGTAAGAATATGATTCTGAATTTGTGGATTATGATTCACAATAATATTAGTATAATTGTTAATTTCGACAGCAATATTTGGGTCAATATTAGCATTATTATTCGCAAAATTATTAATTAGATTGTAACGAATTATATTATTTGCAACTTCGTTATTGTTATTATTCTCAATATTAATGTAGTTATTTAGCATTTTGATATATCAAATATATCAAAATATTATTATCAATTTTTACTAAAATATCAAAGTTTAACGTAAATTAACGTTCATTGGCAACAACAAGGTTTCCTTTCTTGTCAAAAAATACGTAAGTGGCGGTCATAGAGACACCTGACTCAAGGTCCATAGTGCGCATCTTGCCACTCTTTACACGGTTGCATAGTTCGATAAAGAATGACTCCATTTCGCCGTTAAGCTTAGTGGCAGCTTCCTCTTGAGACTCTACAAACGCATCATAATCATTGCTATTGTTAGCCATGCGTTCATAATTGTCTTCTTCGGGAAGAACCATCATTAAAGCCTTTACGGCGTTATCACCACCCCCAATCTTACGACTGCGACGTGTCTTACTGACCTTACGTCCACCATTCTTCTTGTCCTTGCGTTCAGCCTTAAGACTGTTCTTGCGCATAACAGTCATTTTGTATACTTTTAACGCCTATTTTTTTTCCGGGAATATTTAAAATAACGCCTATTTTTTTTCCGGGAATATTTAAAACCGGGTTTAAAAAATTTAAAATCACTAAGAAAGACATGTTGTCTACTCAGACACTGGTATGTCTCATATTAGAAAATCAAAAATTAAAGGCAGAAATAGCCAGATTAAAATTAGCAACGCAAATACATAACATTTTTGTCAAGGATTTGGAAACTATCATCGATGATTTTAACAAATTAACAGTTAACCCATTGATTGAAGACCCCGCGGATATTTACCCATCTTAGATGCCAACTCTACAATCAAAACACTGTCCCTTGCTTTGGTCAAGAATGTGCTGAGGACGACGCTGTTTACACGTACTATAGAACATACACTTCATTGGAACACATTTGAATTTACAAATAGATGGACAGTATCCCGTCGGACCGTAATCAGCCTTCAAATGTGGTTTGTGTAGACATTGTTTGATACATTCACCCTTTCCTGTACAACCAGTACTCAAATCATCGCCAACACTAGCCACTTCTTCATTATCAACAACCGTTTTCTTCATCCCCCGTGTAATACTGACATAATACAGATTCTCATGTTCGATTGTAATGTCCGACGCCATTCGTACAACGTCATCCTCCATACCCTTATACGAATGAACTGTGTACATCTTATAGCGCGCATCAGTAATCATAACACAATTGCGTTCTACGTCGCTAATGAGTAGGTCTAGTTCCTCCTTGGTAATAGACTTTAGAAATTGTGGCAAATCATCCTCAAATTCACTTTCATCAATGACGGACCAACTGTTGGCCAATTTAGCATGTAGTGCCCGCATCCGCGCCACCTGTGCATCCCAGCCATAAATCCATGTTCCAGGAGTATTTCGTGCAGTCTGAAAGAGTAAGCGCCAGGTTCTAAATAGCCAAACAGCCTTTTCACCCGATTCAACGTAACCACCAATATCTGTTTTTCTTCCACCAACAGCCTTAGAAATCATCCATAAGTCCGGAATTTTAGCCCGAAGTTGAGAACAGGCCGGCTCTCCAATACGAAAGGTGGAATAGAATTCTACAATGGTAGCATCAGTAGGCATAAACTTAAATGCGTTAATACATCCACGGAAATCGTAGATAGATTGCTTTGGGTCACCTACAAAGACCTTAGGACATTTCGTATCATTAAGCAACATCTTCAACATAATCATATCAAAGTCCTGTGTTTCATCGCCCATGACGATATCGTAATTTTTATCAATAAATCCCTCAAACCACTTATTAATAAAGGCCATCTTTCGTATAGTTTCATAGGTGGTCAGTTGAAAGGCCAACGCTGCTGTCCAAAGTTTCTCCAAAATTGCATCCTTACGTTTTAGAAACCGCAAACACCATGATTCCATAGTGGTAGATTCTGCATCTGTACAGAATTTACTAAAATGTTTACAATAGACGTTCTTGAGTTTATAAGGCTTATCTTGAAACCAAGACACGTATTGCGCAATATTATAGGGTTTCAATTCTACAAACCGCGGTTCACCACCAACTTTGATACAATATAGCCTGTAACATAAGGCATCAAAAGTGTAAGCTTCCATATTTGAAATTTTCCCCTTTTTAATCTTGTCCTTAATTTCTGTCACCAGATTCTTATTAAACGCTAAATATAATACACGTTTGTTTTTATGTATCTTACTTAATGTAAGTAGCATGGTTGTCTTACCTGAACCAGCTACTGAAGGAACAGCTAAAACGTCACCATCAACAAATTTGTGCTTGTTGACATAATCTCTGTGAACATTGTCTAGAAGTTCCATAGTGGAAACACATCGGGCTTTTAAGGACCGAATTGAACAGGCATCAGGAAATATACTCAAAATCCGCAAACCGTCAACAGTTAGAAAGGAAGAAACAGTAAGGTCACTAAGTTCTGCATATTCAGCAATCCATACCTGTTTACATTCACCTAAAATGTCAACAGTATGAACATTTCTGTCAACTAGCCACCCCCATCCCGCCGCCGTATAAAGAAAGCAATTATCCTTTACCGCCTTTAGCACATCAACAAATTCCGACTTAATTTCTACTGCAATAAGATTGCCTACTAGAACCTTATACGATTTTAGCCCGTGAAAATTAAAGACCCAATCCAGTTCACACTCCTTATCTTTTTCACACACCTCAGCAACAGATACAGGTTTCGAAATTTCAACAAATTCTAAACCAGTTGCTTCAGCCTCATTGTAAGCAGATATGGCAAGTTCTTCCTCACCAATTTGATAGTCCTTAAATTGACTATCAATATGCCCGTAAATTTCCATGTTTGTTTTTCAGTCATCAAAAATCAAAAAATCGCCTATCAAATTTACCGCTAAATCAAAAGAGACTGTTTGGTATAGTTACATAGCGTGCCCAATAGTACTCATCGCGCTGGACCCCCTCAATATCTCGAGCATTGAGCGCTAGATTACGTAGATTTGGCGAATACAGACCATTATTGTATGTATCAAAGTAGCAAAGATTGGATATCCAACTAGGTTTTACATAAGACACCTGATAAAGCATACACTCATAATTATGAGTGTAATAGGTACCAATACAACGCATTTTAGCAATAAATCATATATATTACTAGAATTCAATTTTATAAAAGTAACCGGGATACGTTTATAACTTGCTTAAGTCAAACGCCTGCCACATACCGCCAAAAAGACTCTTGCGATTGCTTCTACTGGCCTTACGACTAGCACCACCATTCTTCTTGTCCTTACGCTCAGCCTTGAGCTCGGCCTTGCGCTCAGCCTTACGACTGGCACCACCATTCTTATTGTCCTTACGCTCAGCCTTGGGCTCGGCCTTACGACTGGCACCACCATTCTTCTTGTCCTTGCGCTCAGCCTTGCGACTATTCTTACGGCTGTTCTTACGCATAGACTCCATTGTTTATACTTATCATTTAGAAAATAATTTAACAGCTAGCAATGAGAAGGTCGCGCCAATGATTATAATCGCGAAGAGTACAATAGGCAATCCTATCATCTTTATATTTAGTAAAATATTCACTAGGAATATTGTTAAAATCATTAGCAGTCATTGCTAGCCCAGGTGGCATAATCACAACCTTCTGCGTACAAGACCACAAATCAAACGGTAGTCCGTACCCCTTGTAAAGTGCTACTTGATGTGTCGGACTATTACCAATCGTACCATAACCATTCTTCCTGATGTGTTCTAGACTATCTACAGGAATATAATCGGCAAACCATGCATAACCATAATAATCATACACACAAGTCTTATGAATACTAGGATTATCATTTAATACAAGATTATGCTCGGTCATGTATGCATGTCCATATGTAAATCCCTCCTTTAATGTATTAAAACGACAAATAATATCTGGCTCTAATGCACGATGAATCCAAATGGTTGCTCCAAACTCTGTCATGTTTAACATTATTTATATAACTTAACATGTATTCAATTTTACCAATAAAAGTAAATAAAAATGAAAGTCAAAATCATAATAATCATAATACAATGGCATCCAATACGATTATTATTTATTTTAATGAAACTAATAATAGTAACGTTCAACTAGTATTACCACATAAAATGAAGCGCAGTCACGACAAGGATTGTCCTATGATATTAGCAATGGAACTAGAGGGACAAAGTGTTGACAGTGAAGATGAAGCTAATGGTAATAAGATAATCTATGACCGTCTTATATATTCTCATAATACTCACACTGATAATGTTGAAAAGAATGAGGCTGGTCAATATATCACATACTTTTGTAATCGGTGTTTTGACACTTATCCAATCGTATGTACTTCACATAGTCTTGACCCATATCATACACCGTGTAAGAAGTGTCATGTTGAAGATTGGGTAGCCAGTGAACGCTTTCTATGTGATTATTGTATTGAAGAAACTCATTATCCTGTTAATAACCAACGCTGGTACATAAGAGTAAAAACAGTCAACGATTATTACGCTGAGGAGAATTACTATAAGCAACACTAGAATTATAGCGATGCCTAGGAATTTTCTGTTGACTAAAATCACAAGGACTTTTCAAACATCCGTCAGGACAGTCGTTTATAACTTCAGTAGAAAGGCCATGGTTGGTTAAATATTCAAATTGAAGTTCTGATTTTTTAGAAGTATCAATTACTGTAAAAATAGCCGTGTTATTATCTAATTTTTTATCCATCTTAAAGGTAGCTTTTAGAAAATTAGAGTGGGTAAATATAACAGCACGATAACGTCCATCTGAACCAATTGCAAAAAAATCAGGATGTTTCAAGGCCCACTGAATAAAAAGGTCGTAGTTTGATTTATTCCACAAAGTTTGTGGTAATCGTCCGTCGTGTCCTTTAATCAACATGTCAACGACTGCTGGATTTCGTTTCATCATAATGTGAACCTGGTCAACATGTTTTAAGGCAAAGTTGTCAAGTGTAAGACCTGTTTCACCAACATGGGGTATTACATGTATAGGTAATCCAAGAACAGACGACAACATGTAAAAGGCAGTTTCTTGAGCACGTATCATTTGACTTGCACAGACCGTGAACGGTTCACTGGGCCAAAGTACCCGCAAATTCTCTACAAGTGAGGCAGAAAGAACCTTTGACCTGTCAACACCACTCTTTGATAGTTCTGGGTCGGGATATAAGGTTTGCATACCATACGCTGTTTGCGCCCAAGCATTTCCACAAGATATACCATGTCTAACAAAAATAATTTCAAAAATCATAATACACCTTACAATAAAACTAAGAAAATAAAATCACGCAGCGTCTATACCGGTGAATAGATTATTAATAATAAAATCATAGGCGCGTTCTGCATTATCAGATACTGTCTTTTCCTTATACCAGCATACCAGTTCAACAGGAGTATGATTATGAGAGTGAAGTGGAATGTACCGAACCATACAGTAATTGTGTTCCTTCATTGTAGATAGCGTACCAATGGCAGCCTTTGAAACAAAGGTCTTGACTGGTGAATTATCGTACTGAATTTGTACGCCAAAATACCAGGCAGTAATAGTAACTCCGTCAATTGTAATAGATGGCATATTTGATTCTTTTTACCAAAATGTAATAAAAAGAATCAATCATCAATTTTATAACGTATCATACCAAACTTATGGCGTTGAGTAAGGCATACCGGCAGTTCTTCGCATGGCAACAATATCTAAATCAGCTGGTGTCGCCTTGTCAATACGGTAGTGGTCACCAGGAAAATCCATTTTAAAAAGCTCATTTTGTGTTGGCATACCATACTGGTCTCCTGCATATTCAACGCAACTGGGATGTTGTTGTACCCAGTCAAGAACATGCGATGTACTGCCGTTAGCTTCCTGTTTAATACGATATGAGCCCATATAGCCTGATTCACCTCCTACTGTAGTATATACATTACCACGCCATAAGCATATACTATTTACAAAGTCAATTTCATAAACAACACCACGGGCATAAGGTCGTCCATTAAAGGATTCGTCATCAAAAATAGAAACAATTTCATTGCCAGCCGTCAAAGGAACTAAATCAGGGTGCCACCTACAGTCATGCTGAGCTGAAACACCATGGTATTGTTCTCCACCAAGAACTGGTTCACCACTAATAGTTAAGAATTTCGTCAAAGAAGGATTTTTAGTAATATTGACTAAGGAACCATTAGAATCAATTGCCCAGTCCATATTTTTAGTCACATAGTTAATACATATAACAGCACTTTGCGTTCTAAAACTCAATATAACATTACCAGTCTTAGGATGAACATCAACTGCATTCAAATGAAAGTCCTCAGATATATCATCATTAAAGTAATCAGATGAAAAAGCCTCCCATACAATTTGATGTTGCGGGCTTATTTCTTGTAGATACCAACCACTATAGTATGAAATAAGCATACAATTTCCACGACGATTACCGGGTCCCTTTATTTCAATAGTTTCATGCACATCGGCGCCTGGAACCACAGAATTACGTGTATTGGCCAACATCAAAAAATTCTCCTCTTCCAAGGTCGAAATATCAATAATGCTTCTGGGACGATATCCGTCAAATATTAATGTGCAAACACGATTAGTAGAAGCTCCAAGTTGAAGAGAAGTTAATTGTGGGTTATTTTCATAACTTGGGTCACTATTGGAGCGTCTATACCATACAGGAATACCATTAGAATCATAAATTGAATAATAGGGACTGCCTGAGCCAAAGGTATCGACAGTCAAGTAGTATCCAGGTACATACCCAGCATTTTTAACAATTCCAGACCCATAGATTGTATGATTAGGATGTAAGCGTATATAATAATGATTATTTGACAAATCGGTTATAGAAATTAATTGATTTGGATAAGCAACGTCAACAATTGACAAAGAGCCATTGACGACTAAGGTATATTCAATTGTATTATACATTCCATCTGTCATCATTCCATAGTCAGTTACATCGACTGCAAAATCAGGTGTTAAATTTCCAGCACCACTTACAGAAGCATTTAGTCCACTAATAACCTGATTAACAGTAATATCAATACTATTAATAGGATTCCATAATTGTCTCATTTGACCATTTGTATCGCAGTAAAAGATGTATTGTTCATCATTAATATTACAGACATCAAAGGCCTGACCACTAACAATCTTATTGCCCACATTAATATTTATTTCAGCTAATATTGAGCCATTTGACACAATAACTTCAAATAGCTTATTGTTTATATCTAAGCCAATTAAATACACGGTTCCACCAATAGATAAAAGCTTATAACTTGTTGTATAAATCAAGGAAGAACCTACACTGATACTTGTATCTTGATTTACAATAGTTGAAAAGACAATATTGGAGCTATTACTAATAAATAACAAGGGCACATTGTTATTAACAACTATAGTAGGATTCGCATAAACTACATCAGTATTATTAAAGGTTCCTATAAGGCTGGTTGTTGTACTATTATAAGGAAAACTTACAACCTTTATATTTGCACCTGCAGTATAAGCAAGATAGCTTAACAATAAAGTATCGTCGCTATAAATAGAAAAGCTTTCGCCTGTATAATCTGAAACCAACGTAGCTGTACTTAAATTACCACTTCCATCAAAGGATACAACATAAATTCCGTTCCCTAAAGCAATAAGAATCAGCTGACTATTAGCAGTAATACATTTCTGTAGTTTGACATTGGAAACAGTACTGTTAATCGAAGAAAGTGCTAATTGTGTAGTGACCGACGGATTGTTGGAAACAAACCATAAGGTGTCGTTATTTGTGCTAAAACCATACCAGGTGCTAAATTGTGCACTACTTGTGTAACCTACAAAATTAGTTAAAGGTGATAAACTATCAGCAAACGAATACAAATTCTGAAGATTTGCGTCAGGACTGCGTCCATACATATATCGTATCTGATTGTGTACCGTATCTAAATATAATGCTGAAAGTGTTGTACGGTCGCTCTCATCAAGGTACACATTACACGATATATAGTTATTCATGGTACCATAAACACGCCCAGCCTCACCTCCATTACCATCCTGGCATATATCAAACCAGTTTCTTGGTTTTGTAAGTACATAAGGTAGTAAGGTAAATCCCCATTTATAGGTTAAATAATTCTCAATATTTACTCTTTCAGTGCTATTTAATGAACGATTATATGCAATAATTTCACATAAATTAAAATTTTGTGCATTAGTATTACCCAAAATAACGTTCATAAGTTGATTTACAGTACTATTTATAACTCCAGTCTGAACAGGTATAGAAACAGACGGTTGTGATTGATAAGTATATACATTGGTTCCGTCTGTATAAAATGTGTAAATGAAAGGTTCAGTTCCAAATGTATAGTTTGTTGAAGTTCCATCAAGTCCAATACTAATATTTCCAGAACCTTCTGATACACTAAAACTCTCTGTAGTGTTTGTAACTATATTTTGTTGAATATCTGTATTTATTTTACCGACTATAAAAAAAGTAGCACCCAACCCAGTTGTTATTTGAATATTATTACCAAATAGCTGTTGACCGTTGACATGAAATGCTAAGGATGGATAAGTAGAATTAAACGAATTCGTTGACCAGACGGGAGCTAAGGAAAGACTAGAATCGGGTTTTACAGTAGAAAACTGTTTTTGATTCGATGATTTATCTAGCCAACACGAAACATTTGCTGGATTTGGTGGAACCAAATAATCCAAATTAAGAAGGTTAGTTGCACCAACATCACTAAATAAAGTGCTAATATCAGAGGCATCTAACCAAAGTTCTAAACCGGAAAGCGTATATGGATTGTTTTGAAAGGATAAGGTACCAGACCAGGCACTTTTGGGTGAGTAACCCGTACTTGCAACACCCTGTACCAAAAAGTTATACGTTTGTGTAGTATCAAGACCGCTAATGCCCATATCTTCTTTATAGCCGTAAGTCGATTCTTTTACAATTTCAGCACTTGAATTAATCGGGACCGCAGTAACTACATTCCATATAGGTTTAGCATCGGAAGCAATAGTAGGATTTTGCCAGGTTACGCGTGGATAATTATTTAGTAAAGCTACAGAAACATTAGAAGGAGCACTAGAAATATGCCCAGGTTGCGATGTTCTAAAAATAGCTGGACTACTATTTCCAAAGTAATTCATTGCGACCAATTGAAAGGTATAATCAACACCATTTGTAAGTCCACTAAGCTTAACATATAAGGTAGTATTAGAATAAGTATTTGAAATACTTGCATCTGAACAGCTTAATATATAGTTATCAACTGGACCTCCAGAACTTGGTGCAAACCACCAAAATTCCATTGTGTTTGGTGTACATCTTGGTCTGATTTGTATAAGAGGTTTATCAGGTAAAGCTACAGCCATCTATATTAAATAAATATTATTTGTAAAAGTTGATAACTTAACAAATTATATACCAAATATTTAAAAATACAAAGATGAATTCAAGTCCCAAAGAAGATGTGTCCTGTCTTCGAATTCGAATTCCACAGGATCCGGAAAGCGACCATATATTTACTCCGTCTATTAAACGTGTAAAAAATATCCAGATAGTTTGTGACTGTCTTTATAAAATATGTTGTAAATGTAAACGGCCGTTTATGAAAATTTCTGAAGAAGAAGTGTCTTAGTTGGTGCATTGTCAAAGATGTACCATTTTTTCTTAGCAGCATCCCATTTAGCACCCAAGGTCTTTGCCTCTTCTTTACAAGCAAACGGTACATTCAAGTAGACCTTTGAATAAGGACATTGAATATGCCCTATTGCCAAATTTGCCAGCTTATCGGCACCCTCATTTCCTAAAGAGTGAATATCATCCTTACCTGTATGAGCCATGATATGTACAAAATGTACATTCGGTTTGTCTTTATAAAGTTCGTATGCAGTACGAACCATGTCTTTGTTGGGTATAGTACTCTTCCAATTTTCAGCACAACATTTCTTACCATATGTTGTAACACATCGTATTGCGTAAACAGAATCGGAAACAATTGCAATATGTTTTCCACTCAGTATGTCTTTCTCAATAAGTTTATAAACATAAAGAATAGCCCCTAATTCAGCCGTATTATTTGACTGTTTTCCTTCGACCTGCTTTGAAATATTTCGGTCGTCATTTTCACCAAAATATATACCCATACCGGCTCTAGCCGAAGGCTTTCCATTGTCAACACAAGAACCATCAGTATACACACAGTAATCAATGTCAATGTATTCGGAGTCATTTTTTTCATCAGATACGGTGTTTGATATTTGGCCTTTTTGCTCAATAAATTCTAATGCTTCTTCATTTGTATCAAACTTCTTATATACAGCACCCTTGAATCCCTTGATAGAAACAGTGCATTCAGCCCATGTTCTAAACACCCCTACCGTATTTCCTTTAGCTACAGCATAATATGGCATCTACTAATCATATAGAATCTATTTGTAATCAAGTTTAACACAAAAAATAAAATAAGTCAATCACTAATTACGACATCAAACGACCGCTTACGTTCCGTACTCAGCGGTGATTTTGACCTTAGTTTGGGTGACGCAGTAACCTTTGGTGACGCAGTAACCTTCGGTGACGCAGTAACCTTCGGTGACGCAGTAACCTTCGGTGACGCATTAGGCAAAGGATTAGAAACAACAACAGTGCGATTATCCATGTACTCAGCCAATGCTACGACAAGCCCAATCAACACAACAACGCCAATAATAAACACCATAATAATTCCAGTAATAAGAACATTTACGCATAGCTGAGTATCAGTAATCCATAGATGAGTATGATAGCATGAGATACCCATTGAAAATATTGTAAGTCCACCAATCGTAAACAGAAGAAAGATAAAATTCTCAATTCTGTACATTATATGTGTTTAAAAACTATATAATAACCGTAATGAAATCAATTTTATGAGTTTACTAACGTCTTATACCGAAGTTAAACAGGTCCAAAAACCAAAATATAAAAAAATTGATATCACATTTCACTTAATAAATAAGTTCAAAAATCACAAAGCGCTAAGAATGATTAGTGCTCTCGATTTCCAGAAGGCAGCAGCCCAGCTTCTTATCAAGGAGGCTAAGGATAAGCTCCAGGCTGCTAAGTTGGAGGCCAAGCAGGCTGCAAAGGAAAATGCCAAGCTCATCAAGGAGGCTGAGCGCCAGGCCAAGCTAGATGTAGCCAACGCAGAGAAGCAGAAGAAGCTTGAACAGAAGCTTGCTGACCAGGCAGCTAAGCAGGCTCTTAAGACGCAGGAGCTCCAAGCCAAGATGGAGGCCCGCCTACAGAAGGAAAAGGAGCGGTTGGCCTCAAAGGCCCAGGCAGACAGCCTGTGTAATGTTCCTATTCCCAATCTGAGTCTCATTATGACCAACGGTGAACTGATTTATCATTCCATCAAGCTTAATGACAAGAGTACAGATGAGGTCCATGGAGTTTGGACAGATGGAAAGGTCGATTTCGGTGGCCAGCTTCTGCCCCCACAGGCCTTTCTTACGGCTCACAGCCTAGACCTCATTTCAAAGGGTCTTATTAAGCGTCATTGTGCCCACAATGATATGTGGGATGTTAAGGGACATGGTCTCTATGTGAAGAAGGATGCCGAAATTATTCCTGTCCGACTTCTGAAGGCTCCACCTATTTCAGATAAGAGTCTGAATGAGACTGCAAATAGTGACATTGATGACGCTAAGTCAGCTATTTCAGTGTAAATACAAGACAAGACAAGACAAAAATAAAAACAAAAACAAAAACAAATATTTTTCAGTATTTAGCTCGACACAGGTACAGTCAAATACTTAGATATTTGACATGGTTACTAACATACCGAAGTAAATTTAAAATGTGTTTGTCTCATGTACAATAGCCTTAACCCTTAGATTAGGATGAAGACGCATAGCCCGCTCAAAGATAAGGTTTCCAATATGGTTACGCAAGTCGTTTTCCCAGTTAGAACCCTGACGCAAGGCATAGCTATTAAACTTATACATATCCTTAATAAGATAGCAATCTATCTTTAATGATTGATTGCTAAGTTCTACATTATGAAAATAACCGTCAAAGTTCGTTGAATCAAGGCCAAAGACATTTTTAAGTGTAGAGTACCATGGTCTTAGCATGTCGTCATCCAAACCTAGAGCTGAGCGTACCGAAATGTCTGTAGTATCGGCATCAAAAGCCAAAACGTATCTGTAATGTATTGTTGACATGTTTTTAAAAAAAGATAACAATCCTAGAAAGCTTCAATTTTATATCAATCGTCGTCGTCATGACTGTGTCCACCACTCTCACCTCCACTAGTCTTTTCAGGTTGATAAAGTTCTGGACAATGACTGGGCTTGTGGTCAGTCTCCTTACAAATCGTACAAGGGATGTGTGGGTCCATTTTTTACTAATATAAATAATCATAATATGGAATCAATTTTAAGCGTATTACATGGTTACTGACCATAATAGACTAACGACAGCCGAAAACACATCTTATATACCGTCAAATACTTAACCCAAGTATTTGTCATGTATGAGACGTTATATAAATTTAATACCTGAAATAATGATTTAAACTAATAAATATTATATATTGTAGTATGGATTCATTTTACTCTAACTCAAAAAAATCGTGGTATCCAGATGAAGATGCTAATCTAATAAGATTGTATAAACGCTGCAACTATGACCTTGTCAAGTTGGCCAATATTCATAAACGTACACCTGGTAAAATTGTACGACGCCTCAAATTATTAAAAATTGTAAAAACTTCAGAAGATGTGAATGGTTATATTGACTATAAAAA